TGCCATATTTTCCTCCTTTTAATATTTGTATACCATAGTTTTTAACTTGTTGTAACAGTTTTTACGTTCACAGCTGTTGTTTCACCTGTAAATTCTTCTGTAGATATTGCATGGGGTGATGGTGAATAAGGATAACCTCCACAAACTAAACCAGCAGAAAAAGTACCACCTCTCGCACCGCTTGATCTACCGATTGATAATGATGGAGATGTTGCCCAAGTAGTGCCATCCCATACCATAGCATTAGTTTGTTTATCACCTGTTCCTACGGTTTTATTTCCTCCAGCACCTATTGCAGAACTGGTAGTTCCAAATTGAAATTGTCCTTCTCTTGCAACTACAAGATTATTAGTCGCTGTCCAACTAGAACCATTGTATATGTGTGATGTAGCTACAATTGCTGGAGATGCGGGCTCTGTTCCACCTGCAACTAATAAATCATCTTCATTGGCTCCAACACCAGAACCTGTTAACCCGTTTTTTGAGAAAGGAGCGTTTGACGCTGAAGTCCAACTAGATCCATTGTATTGTTGAACACCGTCTAGATCAGCAGAACCATTACTAACAATTGCTGATGTTAGTACTCCATTGCTTGCTCCAGCAGAAAATGTAGTTGCCATAGTAGGTAAACTTGACCAAGATGAACCATCATATGATAAACTTTGATCTGTATAAGCTCCTGGTGGATTTCCTAAATAACCTCCATTTGCCATACCTGCAGTTTGAGTTCCAGCGGCACCCATGGATGATCTGGCGCTTGGTAAATTACCTCCAGCTGTCCAACTTGATCCATCATATTCTTCAGTTTTATTATAAACCACTCCTCCACCTGTAGTTCCTCCAAACATTAAACCTGCAGTTTGAGTTCCATATCCATTTCTATTATAATAAGCGTTAGAAGAATTACCACCACTAGCAAATGCTGAAGGTGTAGTTACTGTTGTTGACGTTGCAAATTCTTCTGTGTTTTTAGGATAATTACTGCCATCTCTTCTAGCTGCTAAAAGAGCTGAAGTACTACCGGCAGGATTATTGTTGTGTCCTGAACTTCCTCCATATCCTCCTCCTGCTAAACTAGGCGCGGTTGTCCAACTTGATCCATCCCAACTTTCAGTTTGTGTTCCAGGACCAAAAAGTAGGGCTGATGTTTGATTTCCTGATTGACGTACAGCACCTCTAGCTGTGTTTATGTTTGATACAGCAGTCCAATTAGTTCCATCGTAAGTGCAACTTGTATTAACACCACTACCGTCAGTTCTATCACCTCCGCCTCCACTAACTGCCGCTGTTTGCGATCCACATGATCCGGCTGTTGATACAGAGATAGGATAATTATTTCCTGTAGTCCAATTAGTTCCATCGTATTCAAAAGTATCGTTTCTAGTTCCTGAACCGTCTGGATTAGATGGTGCAGCATCTGCTCTATTGTTACCACCAAAACCAACCGCTGCAGTTTGTGATCCAATACCTGCAAGACCATATCTTGCGTCAGGAGTATTATTTCCTGTTGTCCAAGATGTGCCGTCATATTCAGCAGTAACATTTGAACTAGTTCCTGCTGGAGGAGCATTTCTTCCTCCCATACCTAATGCAGCAGTTAATGTTCCTGCTGCTCCAGTTGCTCCAAAACCAGAAAACGGATAGTTTCCACCATTAGTCCAACCAGTGCCATTAAATTCTTCTGTTGCATTTGTAACAGGAGGTGCATCAGGGCTATACCCTCCCCAAATTACACATGTTGTAGTTGGTCCACAACCTGCTCCATCTCCGTGTTGAGTCGTTGTAGGTGATTGAGCAAACCAAGCTGATGATTGAATAACAGCTCTAAATGAATCTGTCGTTGAATTATAAAAAAGTTCCCCAGTAGTAGTTGGATCTGAAGATACGTCTTGAACAGCTATTCCATGTAATTCTTTATACGTTGCCATAATTAACCTGTTGTTACCGTTTTAGTTTGTGGTCCTGCTGCAGTGTATTCTTCTGTTACAGCTAAAAATGGTGGGTGTCCACCACATGCGATAGCAGCAGCAACAGTGCTGCCTTTACCACCTCTTTGACCCACCGTTGATAAAGTAGCGTCATTTGTAAAACTGGTTCCATCATAAGTTTCAGCTTGTGCTGCTGCTGGATAAGGTGATCCACCAGCGCCTATTATTGCATCGGTTACAGTTCCAGAAACAAAGTGTTGTCCACCATGATTACTATTCATATCGTTAGCTGCAGTCCAAGATGTCCCATTATAATCATAAACCTTATCAGTTGCTGCAGGGTCTTGTTGTCCACCAAATACGACGGCAGCAGTGGTAATTCCCACACCATCCATGTAATTTGCTTTAAAAGGTGCTGCTCCTCCTGCTGTCCAATTTGTTCCATCATATTCTTGTGATGCAGTTGAATAAGTTCCGACTGTTCCAGGTGGTATTAAACCTCCAACTATGATTGATGCAGTTTGTGTTCCTGCACCACATTTTCTGTAAGCTACTTCAGGGCAGTCAGTTACTTCTGAATAAGATGTTCCGTTATATTCTTCTGTATTTCCATAATAAACTTGTGGAGAAGGATTTGCAGATGGGTTTCTACCGGTAGCAACAATACCTGCTGTTTCTGTTCCACCACCATATGCGTTGTATCTTGAAGTGTTTAAATTATTTCCTTCACTCCAAGTTGAGCCATCATAAGTTTCTGAGTTTGCTGTATTATCTGGTGATCCTGATATGTGTCCTCCAGCCGCTACTTGCGAAGATTTACCTGTACCAAAATAATTACCACCATATCTGCCTGTACCCATGGAGCCGCCTGATGAAAATGCTGCAGCTGTAAATTGTTGTCCCTTTAAAACTCCTACAGTAGAATTATACCACATTTGACCTTCTACTGGATTAGATGGATCAGAAGTAACTTTTTTAATCTTCTGACCTACTATGGATCTATAAGTAGCCATTGATCTCCTTAATTATTCTTTAAGAGCCAACCTTGTGTGCTGTCTACATAGACTAAAGTATTTGCTGCTCTTTCTGTTGATACTGTTAAAGGATCTGTTGATCCTGCAATTTTTTCTGAACCGTTCTGATCAATTGTTAATGCGTTAGTATCAAATGTTCCTGCATAATCTATAAATGATACTTCATCACCAATATTACCTGCAGGTAAATCCATTTCTATTGCACCAGCTGTTGTATTAATAAAATAACCTTCTCCAGCTACTGCTGTGAATGTAGAAGTTTTTACTGCTTGCCATGATGTACCACCTGATACTTCAGCAAAAGATAATTGACCAACACCCGTTGCACCTGAACCAGTGACACTATCTACTTTTAAAAATCTGTCTGCTGTTACGTTTCCAGTTGGAAATTTAAGTTCATACGACTGACCAGAGCTATGTGGAGGTGACGTAAGCTTAATCCCGTGGGAGTTATTTTCACAATTAAGTTGAATTGAACCTGGATTATCCGCACCCATTGCTTCAATACGACCTGTTCCTTTGGGTCTTAAACGTAAGTTGATATTTGAATCATCTCCAACTGCACCAATCTGTGCACCAGCACCTGTTGCAGCATTTGTAATATCAATATGGTTTACTGCAGAACTAGTTGTTTCAAAAATTAATTGTTCTGCCCCATTTTCATCTCTGATACCGTGAGCATCATCAAAGTCTATCATGAAAGAATTAGTATCTAAATTACCACCTAATTGTGGTGAAGTATCATCAACTACATCACTAGCTAATGATATCGTAGAAATATTTGGATTAGTTCCATCATCTGCTTTTGCATATGCAATTACTGTTTTACCACTTGCGACTGCAGCTGAAGTTCCCGTACCACTAACATATTTAAATGTTACAGTTTGTGAACCTGATGTAGAATTTTTTAAAAAATAAAAGTTTTGAACATCTAAAGGTATTGTAACGTTTCTTGCTCCTGTAAGTGAGCCTGTAAATTCTATTACTCTATGTGAAAGCGTTGCACCAGTAGAACCGTCTGATACTGAAAGAGTCGTGTCTCCTGAATCAGAGACAGCTTGAGTTGTATAACCACCAGATATTTGTTCGATGATTTGTAAATTTGTATTAGTTTTTGTCCCCCATGTACCGGCGTTTTCACCAGTTGCCTGAAGTTCGACCCCTAGGGGTGTATATGTTGATGCCATAAATAAATTCTCCTACGCTGCTACATCGTTATAACTTGTATTTGATCCAGTTGCAACATCCGAATATGATGAATTCGAACCCGTTGAAACATTACTATATGACGTATTTGAACCAGTGTCAACATCGCCATAAGCAAATATATCTACAACTCCTACACTAAACGAAGCTGATAAACCATCAAATCCTACTGCAATGTCTGTTACTGAAACTGATCCAACACTAGCACTAAATGATACACCAGTTAATCCTAATGTCATATCATTAGGATCTAAAGTTCCAACGCTAGTTGTTGCAGATAAGCCAGTAGGTAAAGCTACAGCCCCACCTAAACCAACTATAGATCCTAATTGAGATTCAAATTGTTGTCCTGATAATACAGCTGCATTGTTTGGTACAACCACTGTTCCCAAAGATGCAGACATTGAAAATCCTGTGAGATCAACTTGGTTGCTAGAAAACGCTATTGCAGTTCCTTGTGATGCAGTAAAAGATAGACCAGATAATATTGCTGTTGCATTTGGTAATGTTACAGTTCCTTGACTTAAAGTTGCTTCTTGACCAGTTAAACCAACAGACATGTCAGCAACAACAGGAACACCTAATGCAAAAGACGCAGAAACACCCGACATTGAAACATTAGCATCTGCTTCAACTGTTAACGACCCAACATTAAACGATGCAGAAACTCCTGATGGTTCTACAACTGCAGAACCAATTCCTGATAAAGAACCTGCGCTAGCTGAAAATTCTACACCACTAATATCAAAGTTGGGACTTAAACCAATTGTAACTGCAAACTCACCCCAAGCACCTTGACCGTAAGTATTATTACCCCAGCCCTCTATACCCATGCTAGAGGATATTTCAAAACCTGTTAATGAAACAGTTACATCGTTAAGATCTCCCCAAGATTGTTCATTCCAAGTTTTGGCTCCCCAACCTGCTCCAAACTTTTGATTTTCGTTCCAATTAGCTTGGCCCCAGGTGAACCTGCCCCATCCTGAAGATACCGACATGGTCGGCCTCCTATGCTAATCTAATGATTGCTGCTGTAGCGTTTGCTGTAGGG